AAAGAGCACGGGCCTAATGATCCGATCGACTTCTCTGCCAAAGGTAGAGGAGGCACTGACTTCCGTCCCCCATTTAAGTGGGCGAAAGAAAAGTGTCCTACTCAACCCAAAGCGTTGATCTACTTCACAGATGGTTGGGGTCCTTTCCCAGAGGAAGCTCCCCCATACCCAGTGTTGTGGATGACCTTCGGAGAAGATCCTGAGTCATATCCATTCGGTACAGTGATCGATATGAGAGAAGTGGTATAACAATACCCAACACTCAAAACCCAAAACCCGACACGCAAGTGTCAATAAAACAAAAACCGACAGAGTAAGTCGTTAAATACCTCTAAACATACCTATGAATGTAAATACGTTTACAAACACAATAACCAAAGACCCACACGCAAGAGCATCTACAGTAAGGTTCAGGCAAGCAGCCGGAACCTTATGGTTGAAAGCAGACGTGCACGTAGATGAGAAACAAAAGTATATTCCAATACTTTCTCACATGGATACTTACATTGTAGATTGGGGAAGTCCTCATTCCCTTTATACAATAAGTACACGAGCATCGAGTCAGCTAAGCGACATCGTAAGTGCAGTTAGAAAAAGTTGGCTCAAAGAGTTGGCTGGCCCTGCTGACATGGGGTATCCCTTCCCGTCTATAAGTGTAAGGATGAATTTCCCTAACACACAAATGGCGGTGAAGAAACCCTCACTACGTGCAGTTAAATCATTGCTAAAGGGTGTAAACCCTGATGATAATACTACTCGTTATGAGTGGTCTCGTGCCAGTTCTTGGGATGGAGTTGGTGCTGCTCGTAATGAGATGCAGCAAAAGCTCGACCAGTTAGATAAAACAACTGGCTATACAGAGTGGCGAGACGAGAGGTTGGTGAAAGGATACAGAACATCTTTTCAGAAACCACTTGAAGACGCTTTGACGGGCTTAGCTTATGGGGCCATCAAGAAAGAGAATACTCTTAAAATGATGACAAACCCGTTGTTTCAACTGGTTGAAACTGTGTATGCTAAAGCTAAAAGCATGACTGAAGCTATGCAAGAGTGTGCCTCACGTTACTTCGCTCCTATTGATGAAGCGTCAGTAGCTAACGGTACACACCACCTAGCAGAGTTGAACGAATCTCTTAAAGAGTTCGATCTACTCAGTAAAGTGTGTGGATCAGCCGCAAACAGGTTCTACAAACTTGCGACAGGTCCAGACAGTGCAGCAGCTACAGCTCATACGCCTATGGATGAAATGTGGGAGCTAAACTTCCCCACCCGGTTGGGTGTGTTAGATAATTCTAACAACACGTATGGCCCGTGGCTAGAGAAAGAGCCTTGGGATACGTTTCATCACTGTAGTTTGCTCACCGTTAAGTGCAAACCCGAGTGGGTTCTTAGAGAAGAAAACGGGAGCGAAGTACGTGAAGGTACTACACTTAAAGATATGGTACTAATCGACCATAACTTACAGTCCTTCAGTTATTATTGGTTCAAGAAAAACTTACACAAATATGTGTCAGTCTTGAATCAAATCGGTTGTGAGGTAAGCCCTATGCACGGAGAACATCCAAGTGAGTGGGACTACCAGAAAATAGCAGCTCCTCTTTTCCTAGACGAAAAGAGTAAGTAAACCAAATACCAAATCCCCCTCTTCGGAGGGGGTACTTATATTATGTCTAAACATACCGTAAACATTCTCTGGGGATCAGAGAAAACAGAAGCCTCTTCTTACGAGTTTAACTCGGAAGCGGAGAAAGCCGCCTTTATCTATGGCGTTAGTAAAGGAAAGGGCTGGTTTAACTTTGAAGTAGTTGAAGACGTTAGTGTTGGAAAACTAATGACTACACTCAAAGAACATAAAGAACTTATCATGGAAGCGTTCAACCCCATCGGGTCAGTATACGATGAGATGAACGCTCAATTCGATCTCATGATCAGTGAAGCCATGAAAGTCTTAAGTGAAGACAACAAAAATAAAAATGAAAACCAAGACTGAATACAACCTAACCTTGTTCAAAGACTGCGATGACTACATCGTCGATCTTCGAGAGGACGTCGTTACTATAGACGACGATCCTGTAACAGAGGAGTACCTCGAAGGTTTTATATTTGAAAAGTACGATGAGGCTTTAGTAAAGTATCATGAACTAGAAGAAAAATATAAAGATAAGGATGGTAAAGTACACATGTGGAATGAAAGAGAAGATGAAACAAAAGATGAACGTATAAGAAGAGGGTTCATTGTGGAAACTAATGTTTCCAAATGTTCATGTAAGCACAAAGAAAAGCATACCCTGATACCAGACGATGTCTGTTTGGATAGCTTCCAAGAATGGACTGAAGATTACGATCATTACATCGATGATGGTAAGAACGGCAACTGCCGAGTCTGTGGGGACTTTGTAACCTTCCACTGGCACTATGTTGTAACTCATAGAGAGGAGGCAACAGAATGATACTAAAACTAATAATAGGATTCTTCCTATGGCTACTGCTTATAATCTTAATACTAAGGTTCTTCGCAGTATCAAAACCCAATAACCAATAACCAATACCCAATAAAGTTGACTCAACACTTTATTCGGATTATATACGACTATGAATACTGAGCTATTAATGCTAGTCCTTAAGTACCATGCGGGTCAAACCCGCGTGGGAAACAGGGAAGATGGTAAAACAGATCCTCAAATAGAGCATTTGTTTAGGGTGTTCGTAAGGCTTTTACAGCCTTGCGACCATTACCCTCACTCCCTGAGACTAGTAAGACAAAACGCTGCACCACTTATGTTGGATGTAGCTCTTGCACATGATATATTAGAAGACACTGATATTACAGAGAAAGAGTTAGCCGCAGTTCTTAATGAGTTCGGGTTAGAGGCTGTAAAAGCACTAACCCGTAACAAAGATCAAAGTTACTTTGAGTACATTGAGAAACAGGTGTTAACAAATCCTCTGGCATCATTAGTGAAGCTAGCTGATCTAGAAGATAATATAGAAAATGCAATCCCCTCACTCCAAAAAAGATACAACAAAGCCAAAAAAATCCTCTTGGATTACTGGCATAACGTCGTATTTCCGCCGCCTTCGACTGAAAGCGACGAGGACGCAGGGGCTGGTGAAGAAACCCCAGAAAAAGAAACTACCATAATTCAACCAGATTGATGTCGATCAAACATCGTTTCATGCTACGGCTTGTTAAACTAGTTATTCGTATGGATGGCTGGTATGAAGCTAAGCCAAGAAGTTGGAGGAACAAAAAGTTTCCCAAAGTCTTTAGTACAGGAGACGGATCGGAATTAATACGCCTCATTACGAGGCGACTACAAGCTCGTGACAAGGCGCGAGTTAAATATAAACATGAACAACAGACTAAATGAAGTTTCTACTATGGAACTAGATGACGAAAACTTCGTACATGAACCTACTGAGGTAGGGTGCGAACTTGCAGAGGAATTAATCGCTGCCTTTGCAGGTGCTCTAGACGACAAAGAAATCAAAGCTTTTGATGTAATGCAGGGCTTAGTTCAATTCTTTGTGTCTACAGTAAAAACTCTAGAGATTGTTGAAGGGTCTCCCGACAACTTTCGAGAGATATTGATGCGAAATATAGAACTAAACTTCGACTATAAAGACGGTCAAGATGCAGGTATAGACCTGTCAGACCTTCTATTAGAAGGAGTTATAGAGGATTTCCTTAAAAAGAAAGACTCTTAAAGTTCTTTAATCGTCCGTGACTTGTCCGGGGGTACGTTGTATCGTATCCCCGACAGGTTATGGCTACTAAAAAGAGAGATTACAAGAAAGAGTACGAACGAGATCAATCTTCTACTAGACGTAGAAAGTACAGGTCAGAGTTAAATAAACGTGCTCGAACCATGGGTCACTATGGTAAAACTCCTGCTGGTAAAGACTTAGTCCACAAGAATGGGTCTATTGCTGGTTTGGGAGACAGAAAACAAAATAGATCTGACGGGGCAAGAAAAGCTACATTCGCTCGAATGAAGCGTAAAAGAAGGATTAAAAGACGCCAAGGCTAATGAAAAAAACCAAGGCTAACTGTCCTCCTTGCACACATGTAGATGTTTTAGCTCATAGATATAAGCTAGAGCTAACGTCTACCCTATCAGACGAAGAAATGGGCAGGTGTCACACAAGTGAACAACTTATACTAGTTCGGGATGATTTACCCCCGGACGGAACAAAAGACGTTTTCCTTCACGAAATATTACACGCAATA